GCGTCGATGTCGGCATTGCCGCTGGCGTCCATGCCTTGGGCAGCGCGGCGGCGATTGATGATGTCGAGACCGGCGTTGACGGCGCCCGTGTAGCCGGGCGCGTTGGTGAACGCGGCTTGGGCTGTGGCGGTGCCCGCCGGGCCACCGGCCCCGAGCGCGCCGAGATAGAGATCTCCCGCCTGATTGTATTTGCCCGCCAGCGTCGAAAGCGGATCATAGGCCCCGATGGCCTTGTTGACGTCGGTGGTGCCGGTGTTGTAGCCGGACGTGAGATAACCCTGCGCATCGGTGCCATATTGCGCGGCCAGCGCCTTGTTCTTGTTCGCGGCTTCGGTTTCGGCACCGCCGCCGAACAGCGTGTCAAAAAAGCCTGCCATCAGTGTGGTCCTGCTTTGAACTTCTTCGCCGTGGCGTCCCAGATCAGGATCTGGGTGTCCGGCATGGTCGCGAAGTTGATTTCGGAAAACAGGTTGACGAACGCGGTGAGCTGCTGGAATTTTTCGTACCAGACCGGGTCGACCCCGGTCGGCGTGTCGACGTTCACCGGCTGCGTCGGCAGCACCACGCGAACTTTCGTCACCGCAGTTGATCCACCAGCATGTCGGCACCCATGAACGCGAACGACAGCGGCGCGCTTTCGCGCAAGCGCCAGCGCACGCCCTGATTTTGCGCCTGTCCCCAGATCGCCGAACGCACGCGACCATCAGTCAGCGACTGGCGGCCAATCTTGACCACGCGCGGATTGCTCCACGTCTGGCCGCCGTCGCGCGAGATCGAGATCGAGATGTCGGGATCGGTCTCCAGCGGGTCCGCGCCGGTCGCGCGCCCGACGCCCTTGGTCAGATAGAGTTCAATGCCGTTGATGCGGATCTTGTTCGGGAACGCGCCGAGCGGCCCGGTCTCGATGGTGATCAGCAGCGGGTCGCCGAACTCGCTCGACGTCAGGCCGTCGATCACGGCGAGGTTGCCGCTCTTCCGGTCGCCGCATACCCATGTGCCGAACGCGAGCAGCGGAAACAGCCCGCGCCAGTACTGCTGCAGATGCGACTTGCGCTGATGCCACGACTGCAGCGTGGTGTCGTATTCCCAGCACCAGTTCGGCCCCTGAACCACGACGATGCCGTGACCCTGACTGACGTAGACCGACACCGTGATCTTGGTCTTGTCGGGTTCGGCCTCGATCATCAGATCGATATCGGGCGTCGAGATCGGCGTCGGCGTGTAGCCGGTCAGGGTCGAGACCTTCATGTCGTCGCCGACGAAAAAAATCCCCTTGCCGAAACCATCGTCATGACCGGCAATGGCATTGATGCCGACGATGCCGCGCGCGATGGTCGAGATGTAGGAGAACAGAAAGCCCGTGTCGTTCTGGCCGCCCCACACCTCGATGGTGTTTGAGCCGCACAGCAGCAGCTGGCCGCCAAGCGGGATCGGACGATACAGCGTGTCGGGCTTGCTTTCGGCGGTGGCGAAGTTCTGCGAATTGATGTTGACCGAATTGATGTCGCTGGCCTGCGCGTGGCCGTCGCCATAGCTGAAGATAAAAGCGCCCTTGAGGAACCCGACCGAGTTCGGCGAGCCGAGGATGAGGCCGCCGCCGCCGGTGGGATAGCTGACCACCACATTGGAAGCGTTGACAAGGTAGCCGCCGTTGCCGGGCGCGACGATGACGATGTCGGGGATCGGCTTGTTGTTGCGCGCCATCGTCACGGGCTCAGTGCCCAGCACGCTGGCGCCGGTCAGCGCCGTCCCGGCGCCACCCGTCGCCGGGAAGGTCCAGACGGTGTTGTCGATCACCGCGTAGATCAGATTGTTGACCAGCAGCGCACCCCGGAAGTTCACGCCAGTCGTGGTGGCCCATGGACGCAGCCCCGGCGTTCTCCAGTAGGCGTATGGCTTGCCTGCGGTGGCTGGCAGGGTCTCGGGATAGCAGTTGATCAGGCGGCCTCCTGCGGCCTGCGGGAGGCGTCCCGGCGCGTTGAGGAGGGGAAAGGGAACGTCGACCATCAGAAGTAATTGCTGCGCAAGGTCTCGTAGGTCGGGGTCTGGGCGATCAGGTAGCGCAGCCGCTGCTCATGCTGCTGGATGGCATCGAGCGGCGGCGGTGAGTTGGAAAAATCCGCTGCCGCATAGAGCGCGACCAGCCGGGCCACCGTCTCAAACAAGGCGTTCGGGATCGCATCGCGATCCGCGATCACCACAATTTTGGAGATCTCCTCCAGCACGTCATCGAGGCAGCGCGAAATGGTGTCGTGTTCCACCGCGCCCAAGGCTTCGCCGGGCACATACTTGCCGAGGATCGCGGCGGCCTTGTTGATCAGCTCGTCCGAGGTGTGCGTCAGCGACATCGCGACACTCCCAAAAAGAAAAAGGGGCCGAAAGGCCCCTATCGCTTGGTCTTGGGATCGGGTGCCGCATGCCCGGCTTGCGGATGCCCGCCTCGCGTGCCCGGCGGCGGCGCCACGTCACCCGGATCGTAATCGGTCGATGAATTGATCTGGAAGTGCGGGTTGTTTTCGAGCCGCGCCTCGTCTTCCATCGTGCAGATCACATCGACCGGCGTGCCGTCGTAGAACGTGGTGTTCATCATCTCGACCACCTTGTTGTCGTTCGGCGGCGCATGGTAGGTCACGTTGACTTTGTGGAAATGAGCCATCACTTCACCCTCTGGTTTAGGTTTCATATGAAACGGGAATCCCCAGTTACCGTCACGGGCCGATGAAGCCCTCCATCAGGAAGTTGGTGATGTTGCCAGCGGCAGGCGTCACGGCCCCGTTGAAGGTCATCAGGATTTCGGTGTCGGACGGGAACTGGTAGTACTGCCCGCCCGCTGCGAACGTGCTGATGGTGCCGCCAGCGACACCCACCGCCGAAGCGCTGACAAAGCGCGCGTTGTTGGCGGCATCACCAATATTGATGGTCAATCCCGACGCCGCCAGCGACGGAACCACGGCGTTGATGCCGGTGACAACGAAGTCCTTCGGCGCGAAGAAAACCGCGACTTGGTTGCCGGTGGTGAGATCGGGAACGAGGATCGGGATCAGCAAAGCCCCGATCACCTTGCGGGTGCGCGCGAAGCCCTGTGCGCCTATTTGCGGCTGAACATAAGCCCGTCGAATGGTCATGACTGCTTTCCTTTGGTTTGAGAAAAAAGAAAAAGCGCCGGGTTGCCCCGGCGCTCAGATCTCATCAGGCAGGCGTCGGCGCGGCGACAAAGCCCGTCACCATGCCCCAATCCACGAGGTCGCCCGTGGTGGCGCCCTGAACCGCCAACGGCGCCTTGGCGATCTTGCCGAGGCCGTACTGGGTCTCGATGCCGAGCCCCGTGACGAACTCATAGTCGCCATCCTCCAGCGTGGTCGGGCGCGGCAGCTGGCCCATCGCATAGGCCATCGCCGCCTGACCGCACAGGAAGTACGGCTCGATATCGACACCGGCACCACCCACGCCCAGCTGGATCAGGCGCTGGGTGATCTCGGGAATGTTCTTGTACAAAATTCCATCGTACAAGAGCGCGCCACCCGTGAAGATCGGGTTGGTGTTGGTGGCGTTGCTTTCGCGGGCACGCGCATCGCGGTTGGCCTGATACATTACAGGGTCACCCTGCAAGGAAGCGAACGCGCGATCCCCGAGGAAACAGACATACATTTCCTCGTCCAGCTCCTCGATCTCCCACGGGGTGATCTTGGGCCGCCCATTGTAGGTGCCGGGCGATCCCGGCGTGACGCCGGACTGCTTCGCCATCGACTTGGCGAGAGACCCTACCGCCGCCGACATCTTGTCGGTGGCGACCACGCAGTTGCCCACGCCGGTCGCCCACGTGGACGAATAGTTGCCGAGCTTCGCGCCGAACAGGATGCGGTCGAAGTTGGCGGTCGTCCACGAGTTCTTCTGCGCGGCGGTCGAAGCCGACCACCTCACGCCGTTGACGCGGTTGCCGGGCGAGACCAATCGGTTGGCCTGAATGGCCGAGGTCGGGATCGACAGCAGCGTGTCGGTGATGTCGTCGCGAACGATGCGACGAGACCAGCCGCGCAACAGGTCGCGCGCGGTGGAGCGGACGTTGAACGAGCTTTCCTTGTTGACGGCGCGGTTGTTCGCAATCGCGTTGCGAGCCCAATCGGCCCAGATCGGAAAGCCGTAGCTGTCCATCATCTCTTCTGCGCCGCGCAGCGTGCCAGCGCCGACACCGGCACCGGAGAGCTGGTTGACCAGCGGGATGTTGATTTCCTTGCCGTCGGCCTCAAGGTCGGCCATGCGGACGATCACCGACGTCGACGTGTCGCCCATGAACGGGTCGAACCGCGAACGTCGCAGAAAATCCGAAATGACCTGACGCCGGAATTTGATCAGTTCGTTGTTGACGTGATTGGAGGTAAGCATAGCCGCAAATCCCCCTTGGGGAGCGGCGCGTTATTTCAGCGCCGCTTTGCTGTGGTCGCGGCCCGGAAAAGTTGTTGTTCGCTGGGTTCTTGCAGATCGGCTTCGCCGCCTGCCCCCACGTTTCCGAGCGATGGAATTTTGGGGACTGACGAAGTGACGGCGGGACGAGCAACGTGCGATGCGTCACCCTTCGATGCTTCGATTGCCTTGCGCCGAAAGTCTGGATCTTTCAGTGCTTCTTCGAGAACACGGCTCTTGTAGCCGTTGAGGTCGCCACCGATTTCATGAAGAGTGCTGCGCTCCTGATACCAGTTGGCGATCACGCCGTAGGGATCATGGCTTTGCATGGCGCGGTTGTAGGTCGCCCACGCCATCGGGTCGCCGTTCTTCATGAAGTGTTCAAGCGCCTGCCGCGAGTGCGCCACCAGTTCGGGACCGAACCGGGAGGCCGCCATATCCATCGAATAGGCTTCTCGCTGCAGCTGCATTTCCTGCTTGAACTGGTCGATCAGCGGCTTGACCTCGCTCTGCACAAACCCGGACGGGTTCTCAAACACGTCGGGCGGCTTTTGCGGTGGCTGTTGCGGTTGCGGTTGTGCCCGCGCCGCAGCCAGTTGCCGCAGGAGGTCATCGCGCTCACGCTCCGCGCGCCGCCGCGCCTCTGCCTCCTCGCGCAAGCGCCCGGCGGGCACTGGCGCATCGGGCTGTTCAGCCTTCGGCGTCTCTTTCGGTGGTTCCTTCGGCCCATCGGGCTTGGGTTCGACCGGCGGAAGCGGGACTTCAGGGTTCTCGAATTTCTCAAGGGTCGTCGCTGTCGTCACATCGGAAAACAGCGAGGCATCGTCGGGCGCGTCAGCGCCTTGCGTCACGTCAGTCATTGTCAGTCGCTCCCCGGAACTGTCGTGTCCGGCAACGTGGCCCGGCTGTCGCGACGGGCAGGCGTAGTGATCCGATCCCCGATCACAGGGGCGCGTCGTGTCGTGTCGCGGGACGTGGTGCAGCGATCTCGTTCGCTGCGGACGTTAGGAGAGATCGGCGATCACGCGCTGCCCGCTTTCGCTTTCGAGCGCGACGAATTTTTCACCGTCATAAATCTGGTAATCGACTTCGCGGACCACGCGCGCCGGGGTGTAGCCATGGGTGTGGCCAGCATTGAAAGCAAGACTGTAGCTGTGGGAGTGGCTGGGCATTTGAGCCGAATAATCCGGCACCACATATTCGCGCACGCGCGGCACGACTGCGCCCTTGCTGAAGGTTTGTTTTGCGGCGGGCCTTGCCTCAACCGTTGCTGCGACGGGAAGCGCTGATAGTCCCAACAGGGTGAACAGGCTGCGACGTGAAAGCATGGCGCGTCCTATTTTTCCGGGGTGGGATTGAAGTTTTCGTAGTCGCGATCTTTTCGCCAATCCGGCACGGGGTTGCCCGTCTTCGGACCTACCGGCGGATTTTTGTGGCCGAGTTGTTCGGGGGCCGGTTGTTTTGTCTCGGATGTCATTGGCTCACTCCGGTATCTGCGGCATCTGAGCCGCCTGCTTCCGGTCGGCGCTGCGGTGGAAACTGTCCACCGCGCGATCCGCCGTCTGGTGGTAGCTCTGGACGGCGCGGTCGGCGTGGCGCTGGGCGTGTTCGGCGATCAGCTGCAGCGGCGACAGCAGCGCCCGATGATCGAGCGCATTGGCGCTGGCCCGCTTGTGGACGGCGGTGGCGTTGGTCTCGTTGATGTCGGCGAGCTGCTGGGCGACATCGAGCGGCGATTTCGGCGGCAGCGGCGCGTCCGGCATGCCTTCGGTGCGCGCCTTGGCGACGTTGAGCATCGCGCCGGTCTGCGCCTTGCCCGCATCGGCTGAGAGCTTCTGGGTCTCGGCCTGCGTCTTCTGGATGGTCGCGGCGGCTCCCTGCAGCTGCAGCTGCTGGGCCTGCTGCTTCACCGGGTCGGGCTGGTTCACCATCGCCTGCAGTTTCTTCTTCTCGGACAGCGGCAATGCGGAGGCCTCGATGATCGCCTGCGGCGGCACCGGAACATTGTTCTGGCTCAGCGCCATCAACAGGTCGAACACGTCGCCCATCACGGTCTCGTTGTCGGGGCCTTCATCGACCTTGATTTCCACGTCGATGTTGCCGAGGAAGTTCACCAGCTGCGGGCGGCCCCATTGGTCGAGGTCGACACCGTTGATCTGCAGGAACTGGGCGACGCCCGCATCGTCGGTGACCCGCAGCATGCGTTCCGCCGTCCAGTAGCGCTGCGCCGCGCACCATGCGGCGCGGTAGCGCTGCAGTTTCCACATGCGGAAGTTTTTCAAAAACGGCCCGAGTTCGGCCAAGCCCGCCTGCTGCAGCATGTTCGCGGCGCGGCCCGAGACGTTCTGGCCGAACTGCTGGATCAGCTGCTGGTTGGGGCCGAAACTGTCTATCTCCGTCTTCGCGTCATTGTAGTAATTTGTCTGCTGCAGAAATTCCTGATCCGGCTGCACGATTTCAAGATCGTTTTTGTCGCCGCGATAAACCAGTGTCCCATCTGGCCTAGCTGCTTCTCTACGGGCGACCTCCACATCGTCAACCGCGCCTTCCTTGATCTTGAGCTGTCGCGTGTTCATGATGTGGATCGCCTTGGAGCGATGCTGATTGATGGCGTCCTGCGGGCCGCGAAGCCTGCGGATGTAGCTGTAATGATCGCCATCGATATCGATCATGTTGGCGAACGCATTGTATTTCGAGATCGACATGCCGCGCTCGTTGAAGAACGGGCTGTCGCCGCTCATCAGGTCGACCGACCCGGTGTGAAGGCACCACTTCCAGATGCTGCCGACCCTGTACCAGTGATCGACCAGACGAACGCGGTTGCGGGTGTCGACCCACATCACCTCGCGGTCGGTATCGAACGCGGTCCAAAAACCGCCGTCGCTGTCGTAGCTGGACTTGACCTTTTCCGATGAGCCGGGAGCCAGCTCCTCCAGCTCATCGATGTCGGCCCATTTGTAGATGCCGTGAAACCGGCCATCGTCGAAATTGTTTTTCTGGCTGCGCGGGTCGTAGAAAAAAGTGCGGGGATCGCGATGCTCAAACCGCAGATCGGGATCGCCCTTGTCGCCCGTGACCAGCATCAGCTCGTCGACGCCGATGCCGTGGATCAAGGCATCGCGGCAGCACTCGACCTCGATGTCTTCGGCAAACGAAGCATCGCAGATCGTGCGGATGACTTGGGTCGCGACCTCCGCGCCCTGCTCGCCGTTCGGCGTGTTGGGATAGCATTTCGGGTCGGTGCGAAGCCTGCGGATGGTGCCGCTCAGACTGTCGATCTTTCTGCCCGTGCGGTCGAAGGTGATTTGCGGCTGGCCGCGCTTTTTCAGGATGCGCAGTTGATCCGGGGTCCATTGATCGATGTGATAGTAGCGCCATGACCAGCGCTGTTCATCGATCTCCCTCGATTTAGCCGAACAGTAATTTTCAAATTCGCGCCGCCTGCGGATCAGCACATCGTTGCCGTCGTCATAATCCGACTGGTCGGTTTCGATGACAGAGGTCGCGCCGATCATAGTGTCATGTGATCCACGGTTTTCGTGTTGCGTTTGGTGTGGCCATAGCCATCGTCGGGCAGCGCCACCTTCGCGGGCGTTCCGGCGCGGCCCTTCACCATCTGATCCAAGAGTTGCCCGGCGAGCCCCATGGCATCGGCCTGATCGTCATGCTTGGACGCCGGGAAGATCAGGATCTCGTTGAGCCAGTTGGCGGCCCAGTGGGCGTTCTTCGGATAATAAAGACCGTCGAGCGCGATGCGTCCCTGCATCGAGCGAGCCCGCACCGCCTTGTCGCCACGCGTCGGGAATTGCTGCCGGGTGACGTAGACGCCCCGCTCGCGCATCCGCTTTTCCAGAAACGGCCCAACGCCAGACTTGATCTGGCCGGTTTCTTCGGCCCACGCGAGCGGTCGATAGAGCGCGACGAGGTCGCAGAACGCCTCGAC